ATAATTATTATCACGGTTCTCATCTAAAAACGTACCTCCAGATGCAGAAACAAATATTTTATCAATAGACAATCTATTTCCATAAAGTAAGAAATCTGTGTCATGAGTTTCCCCATCTTGATTTTCTACAGTAAATCTTACCCCAAAGTCTTTTGTAAAAGAACCAAAGATATCAATGTTTTCTTGTTTAGTAAAAGTAAAAGATGGGTTTGTATAATTTGTCTTATAACCACTTTGGATTAGGTTTCTATTCTCATCTAAAATGCTTATATTTAAGGACTTTACAAAAGTATCTTCTGTTATTGAAGATACTGTATTTAAAGAATTTCCAATCCTATCTATTAAAGATGTCTGTAAAGTTATCTGTTCGCCAATAGTGTAAACTCCACTACCTATACTAGTTGATTCTAAGTTGCCTGTATCTACAGTAAGTACTGTGTCAAAATTGTGATTATCGCGAGTTGTGAAACCGCTTTCATAATAGCTTGAGGCAACGGTTGTTCCAATTCCCACTTTGGTTGTTAACTTATTTACAGAAGACCCTCCTACAGAATAAGTAACATACAAAGCCCCACTATAAACTTCGTTTGGCTCTAAAGGAACTACAGTTGATGATCCTCCCCCTTGAGGTATGTAGCCTGTCCCTAAACCTCTTATGTCTCCTATAGGCGTAGCCCCTCCGATAACAACTGCGGGAGCCAACAAAAAGTTTGCACTTGTCGTTATATCATTCCCTGTTGGAAGAGCGCTCCCAATGCCTACTCTAGTTACTGCATTTTCAAAAGTAACAGTATTCCAGCCGAAGTATGATGCGCTTTCAGAATACTTTCCGCTTTCGCCTGTGGCTCCTGTAGCATCAGAGTAAGCTCCAGAGTAATATATATCTGCTCCAGATGATGATAGTCTTATTGGATCAAAACGCATTTTACAAAATAGTTATTTTATCTATAAAAGATTTGCTAAAAGTTAATAATTCTTCATAAACTACAAAAACTCCTGATTGATTATAGCTGGAATCAAAAAATGCATTACCACCATCACCAGCTTTGTTCCCTAAAGCATTTACACCATAATTAAAAACACCGACACTATCTATACCTGTAAAAGATGCATTCAAAGATGATGTGGTTGTGTTGTCAGTTTGTCCATTTGGATACGTTAAAATAATATTGTAACCAGTTGAGTTAGCCACTGCTGACCAACTTCCCGTTATGCTAAAAGTTTGAGATGCAAGATCAGGTGCGCCTGTACCAACAATTGTTAAAGTTGGTGCCGATAAAGTAGAATAAGAAGTATCATTTATTGTTTGAGACACTTTGTAATTAAAAGTATTAGCTAGAGGTTCAATACTTTTATCACTCTCTATTAAAGAGAATTTGCCTGTTTCGTATTTTGACGCATTAACTAAATATTCATTTGGAGCTTGTTCCTGCAACGAAAGAACTTTATAAATAAAGGGGCTAGCATCTTTTAATTGAAATTTTGCAGGACTTCCTAGTTTTATAAACGGAAGAATATCAGGATTGTCGAAACCTGACACAAGAGTCCCATAAGGATTATATCCAGCAGCTTCTAATACAGTTGGATTACTTACAGTGGTTCCAGTTACCGTTAATTTAGTTATCTGATCGGGCGAGACAACTGATATTTCATCATTTACAATTCCAAATGTTGGAACATTTAATCCTGTTATAGATCCAGAAAAATTAATGAGCGGCGCTCCAGCGCGATTGTTAGCTTGATCTGTGTCTACTGGAGTTATAAATCCTGTGTTTAAAGATCCTAATGTTTGCACTCCTGTATCAACAGCAATCCAATCACCAGAGTTCAAAGCTAAAGAATTACCACTACCAAAAGTCCAACCTGTATTTGTTGAATTAAAGAAAAGATAATTATTACCAGTTCCAGAGTATAAAGCGTACTCTTGATAACGTGTTTCGCCACTTATAGTTCCAGAAGCATTTGGGTAGCCTGATGTATAACCAGAAAAAGAATATAATCCAGTGTATGAAGAATTAAAAGTAGAACTAGATGTTCCTGTTACTGTAAAATCATAATATCTTTGTCTATTAGTGGTACTCTTGTTATTTAAATCTTCAATAGTATCTCTACCCGTGGGCTGATAGATACTTAAAACTCCAGTCATATCAGAGCTATCAAAAACATTGCTTAACCTTATAGTTTCATTATCTAAATCTACAGCTAGAACCTTTCCAAAATTACTTTTTAATGTTTTTAATTCGTCTTCTACTATTATTAAATCTCCAGGTTGACAAAGTAAGCTCTCTAATCCTGCTGTGAATGCGACTTGTTGATTTTCTTTGATCTTTGAAAATACTTCATGTTGACCCACTCTGCGAGCCATAGCGCGTGACGTAATTCCAACAGCTTCTATTCTCTTTTTAAAAACTCCTCTTTGGCGTATATCATTTTCATCCTCAATAACTTCTATTTTTGGTAGAAAGTTATCAAATCTATCTTTGTAAGCTACTTCTATAGTGTTAAATTGTTCGTCCCTTCTATTATTTGAGTAGTAAAAAGATCCATCTTTTACATTTTCATTAGTAAATAAATTTACTGTGGATCTTGGTCTGTCATCGACGAAGTTTATTTCAGAATTACCAAAGAAAACTTTACCTCTAAATATTGATGTTATTGTATTAATCGCATCAAATATTTTTTCACCTTGCTCAAATACAATATTGCAAGAAAACCTAGGCTCTCTACCACCTCTACCGTCGGTGACTCCTTCAAAATAACCATTATCATCAACAGCATCACAAAATCTTCCTATCTTATAAAGCTGCCATTTGTTTATTATAGTTTCATCTACATGTTGACCCATCCCATAACGAGTGCTTGTTAAAAGATCATATAAAATCCAAGCGGGATTATCGGTCCATTTCAATTCATCATGAAAAGTTCCATCCCAATCGCCTTTATAAATAAGCTTATCTTCTTTTCTTGTGTTTTGGAAATCTGCATTTGTCCTATAGTATCTTTTATCAATACCTCCAAATTTAGTTGGAAAATAATTACTAGGAACTTTTACTTTTTTTAGCTTACAATCGAAAGTTCTATTTGGAATAGATCCAAAAGATCTAGAATCAAGCTTCGTGCCTACAATAGCAGAAAAAGGGTATGGCAGATTAGCAGGTATTATTTCAGTTACCTTTTGCAAAGACACATCTTTGCTTAGTAAAACAGAATTTGTTTCATGAGATAATTTAGTAACCCTGACAAATCTCTTTTGGAAAGAATCTACTGCTGAAGTTTCTACCCCTTGCTCTCCATTACTGGTTAGAGTTTGTATGTTTTGATTTGGCAAAGTGGGCAGATCAAAAGGTTCACTTAGTATTCTTGCACGGCTAGAGTCTAAAGCTATAACGTAATCTTTACTACTACCTTGAAAATCTGGGTTGCCTATATCAATTAAAGTTTGACCCTCTATCAGAGCAACAATTCTAAAATCTTGTGTTTTATGGATTTTGTTTTCTCCATTTAAGCCTATCAACCCCGTTTCAACTCTTATATTTAATACACTAGGGAAAGTGCTGCCTATTTCTAATTTTGTTTTTTCTTTACCAGATCTAACATTATCTATATTCCTAGTCAGAGTGTCTTTTAAAGAACTTACATTTAAGGTAATAAAAACAGATTCGACATTAGGATTAAGTATTGTATGAGTTACTGGAATAGCTTTTTCATCCCAATTCTTTAAAGAATTATTTGCCCATTCGCTATAGTTTCTTATTTTTGCTCCTGATCTTCTAGTATCTTCGCTACCTTCAGCTATAGGCAAACCATTTTCCAAGTCCAAGTTAAACTGTGTAGATGCAGGTCCATTTAGAACTCTAGACCTAGTTAGCATATTAGAGTCCTCTTTTATTTTTTGAGGAGCTAAACCATTAGATGTTGAAAAAGGTCCATACAAAGGCGAGCCATACTGCTGGTCTATGAAAATAGTATTAAAATAACCAAGCGGATTTTGGTTTTCTTCTCCATTTTTAAATTCAGCTAAAACATTTGAGTAATTAAATTTTAAGCTATCAAATTGATAATCATTAATTGTTCCAAGTTGTATTGCCTGTCTTGAGTATCTTAGCTTCTCTAAATCTTTTAAAGCATTCTTGATATGACTATCAATAGACAAACTCCTCTCTACTCCCCAGTAAGTACCGCTTGTTAATCTTAAATCTTGTTTTTCATAAAGAGCTGGAAAAGCTATCAGTACAAAACCATGCATATTTCCAGTTAAAGTGCCGTCGGCATTTATTTCTGGACAAGTGCAATCAATAATTTTTGCACCATTGTTTACAAGTTCATATGAAATATTCCATCCCTTAGTGGTTCCATATAAAGATGTTGAGTAATTTAATAATCTACCATCACCACTTTGTATGTTGCCACTTAAACCTGCCGCAAGCTCTGGTTTCATTATAATAAAAAACTCAGGCTGGTTTTTTTCGACAGAAACCCCTTTTTCTAAAAACTTCCTAAGTAAATCTTTTACATTACCGCCGTTCCACCCAAGTTTCGATAAAGCCTTTGAGGCTAAGTCTCTTTGAAATTTATTTAAAGAAGCAGTTCCCTCAATATCTATATTTGCTCTATCAGCATCGTTTTTAGTATATAAATCTAAAATATTATTTAAGTCTTCTTGTACTAAATCATTTGCTCTAATTCTTGTCCAAGGCAAAGCCCTAACTCCATGCGTGACATCAATATATTGTAAACCACAAAAGAACTTTGAACTATTAGTTCTATTTTTCCAGTTTGTGCTGCCTTCATTATTGTCAGTCCAATACATTGCGGCAGTTGGCCTAGAATTATTATCGCCAGACCATTTGTCTCTTGTTTTCCTGTAACCAGCATATGAAAGACTAGTTCCTGCGCTATCAGGATTTCTAGTATTGTTCAACCAAAAGAAAAAATCTTTAATGTAAGCTCTAGCATAAACAGCTATTTTCCTATCTTTTATCTTAGGGGTAGTACTATCGCCACCTTTGTCTTTTACTTTTTGTCTATAATATAGCATCGTAACACTGGGAGCCATTTCTGGTTCAGTATTCCAAACGTCTTGCTTATTATTATCATACTTTAGAGATGAAGCTCTTCCGTCAGGGTTGTATTTATCTAAAGCCTCTTGTAAACCTACAAAAAAGTTTTTGCAACTAGTAGCACCATTAGAAGTAATATCTATAGGATTAGACTCTAATTGTGTTTCTTCAAGTTCTGATATAGCATTTCTAGAAGTTGCTATTTCAGCTTCATCTGTTACAGCGACTGGTGTGTCATCTAAATATATACCTTGAAGCATTCTTAACCCATCATTAACCAATATGCCGTTTTGATTTACTAAACCCTCTATTGGACCATCACTTATCAAATCAAGGTTTTCAGCATAACTATAAGAAGCTCCATACTGCAAATCTCCCATGGCAGGAGGTTTATAAACAGGAGGTTTTTGTTCAGGTCTTTTACCACCTCCTGCAATAGCTTTCTTTTTTAATAGGTGGTTCATTCTTGAGTGCTATTGTTTGGAATCCTACTGGTTAAAATTGCGTTAGGAGTTGTGTAATCCTCCTCCTCTGGAAGAAAAGCGTTAGCAGTTAAAACATTTTGTGTTTGTTGGTTTTGTGGGAATGACTTAACAGATGCTTGAATGACTTTAGATCCTACTTTTAATCTACCGTAACCTATTGGAACGGGAGTTCCTTGTGAAGCTGTATTTAAAGGACTTCCAAAAACAAATGAGCTTCTTGATGCTTGCGCCGTAGCTTCAACCCCTTGAACTTCTGGTTTTGGAGTTAAAGCGTAACTAATTGCTGAAAAAGCTAAACCACCGACGACACTTCCAAGGAATGACCCTCCAAATAAAAATCCTGCAAATGGTCCACTTCCTAATATAACAGGAACAAGATCTATTGTTTCTGGGTTTTTTGCATTGTTAAGATCTTCTGGCCTTGTTGCCCTAGTTTTATCAACTATTATATCATAAGCCAAACCTTGTTTCTGTAACTCGATAACTCTTTTGATAAATCCTGATCGATTACAGTCTATAGCTGATAGGACAGAGCTAGGATTATCAATCTTCATGGAGAATACCTTTTCGTATTCTTTTCCTAAAATTCCATGTAATCTGATAGTTGTCATGACGCAGCCTTAATCCTGTTAAGTATATTTACATCTACTTCTAAGAATTTAGGCGTATAAATATTTATTTTTTTACTATTTAAACTATAAATAATAAAAGGCTGACAACAGTTTTCTGACATTTTGACGTCAAACTCTGACTCTTTTTCATCACCTTTTACGTGACTATGAAAAACTCCAATCATTTCATAATCATCTTTAAATAAAAGAAAGCTCAATGGGTTTATTAAAAAAAAATTAGAAGGATCTTCTGCGACATTTTTCTCTAATTGCACTAAATATTCTTTTTGGTCTCTATCAAAACCTAAAAAACCACAAATTTCTTTTTTAAAATTTTGGTGTGCGAGTTTTTTTATTATAGCTAAAGCCTGTTTTGCGGTTTTAGTACGTGTTACTTCTTCCATAATTAAATCCATCTGTGCCTGGGAATCCTCCGAACCTTGCATAAAGAGGAGTCGGGTTTGAAAAATTTTCAAATGCTGCATCGACATAAGCTTCTGTTTGAGAAGCGAAAGACCCACTTCCTGTTAAAAAATGATTACCAGTATGAACATCAACCATACCAGTTTTAGTTGACACTGCTCCAGTTGTGCCGTCCCACCATGCCGTTAACCTATCACCCGTGATACCAGTAAATAAACCTGTGCATTCAGAGTATTCTCTAGGTACATGATGTAACGCCCCATTTGAAGTGCTAGAATTGTAAGGTTGGTTTATCTCCTTGTATAAAAATTGTATTTCTCTGTCTGATAAAGTTCTAGACCATAAAGCCCATGGACCAATACCACCATTCATAGTAGAGATATGCGGGTCTGCGTCATTTTCATATCCATTTCTACCAAACCTTTGCTCTACAGCTCCCAACATAAAAGTCTGAGGCATTGCTTTTATTGTATCAAATGTTATAGCCTCTCTTTTTGTGGTACCCGCGAAGTTTGCCAAATCTGCTTCTAAAGTGAATGACTTTGTCTCTCTTTGTCCGTTTACGTAAAATTTTAGAGTACTAGCACTGCTGTTAAGAACACTCGAAGTAGAGGTGTCATTAACTATAACATATTGATGCCACTCTTTACCGCCTTCACCATCACTACCATCAACGGCTTGCTGCTCATGAAGGTTGGCAGAAAAATAATCTGCAAATGATCCATTGGCTGGCAAATTTGGTCCTACAAAATTTGCTGATATAGTATTGCTAGGAGTTCCTACTGATTGTGGATTATGAATTTTTATATCACTGTTTATATTTAAAAATCTATTATTTGGCCAATTACTTGCATCTCTAGATGAAGTACTAAAAATACCAGCTCCAAGTGGTGATAAATTATTAATATGAGTCCAACCAACGATACACCAATCTCCAGTTAGACCACCTGTTATTGAAGCAGAATCTGTGTGGAAAAGACCTGAATTAATTGGCGTGTTGTTAGAAGTTGATTTTAAACCACTAAATTGTAGATAATTAAAACTCCCCGCGAAACCTTCTCCTTTTTGGTATGAGATAGACTCGGCTGAATTAAATCTTCTTTGACAGGCTCCTAATTTTTTACTACAAGCATCTCTTTGCCAAAAAGAGGGGTTAGTCTCTGGGTTTTCATTAGTATTATCGCCAACACAAACGTAAACCGTTTTCATTGGAACCGCATCGTCATTAGTAGTTCCATTAAAAGGTCTAATTAAAACACTATCGTTTTTTAAATAAACTATATCTCCCTTAACGTATGATCTAGCGCTAGACCACTCCGCAGATGGATCATCAAAAAATCCTACGGGGGAGCCGTTTGGGGCTTGATAACTCGGCACAACAACTACCCCATTTGCATCTACAAAAGGGCTTTCATCAGCTTTTTCAATTGGTAATCCAGCATACCTACAACCCTCACCTCTATATTTCCAATAACAAAATTTAGATACAACTTCTCTGTAACTCACATCAAAGCTTTCCAAATCCAGTGGTGAAGCTAGTTCTAATTCAACAAAAACTTTAGATTCTTGAGTTTTTCTCCCAACTAGCCATGTTTCATTTGTTAATTCAGCTTTAGGGTCAGCCACACCAAAAGGGTTTTCACTATCAAAATTAGCATCATCTATGTATTTAACGGATACTCTTTTCCTTACGATTTTAGCATTAACAAGATCGTCATAGTTTTGCAGAAAGTTTGTGATAATATAGTCTTTATTTAAAATTCTAAGCTTTGGCCTAGCCAGTTTTCCATCTCCAAAAATATCAAAACCTTCACACTCCATAGATAATGGTAGATACTGGACACCTTGCCAAATCAAAGATTTGTTAAATACAGTTCCAGCATGAAACCCCAAAAATAAAGTTGGTTTATTAATTTTATCTGGGAATACTCTAAATAATTCTAAGATAGCTGTAGGTTGTAAGTCTAGCAGACTATCTGCTACTTTATTTTTTGCTTCATCGGCCATGTTTAAATTTACACTAGACTATATATAATAACTAAAAGAAGTGAAAATTACACAACTCACAAGAGATACAGAGACCATTTGGGAAGATTTTTTAAGCTTCTGCATAAAGTCTAAGCCTTATGATTACCATCAGATAGCATCTCTAAGATTAAAACAGGCAAAAATCCGCAAAAACTTTGAAGATTTAGTATCCTCTTGTCAGGTTTTTGTAGCTACAAATAATAAAAAAAAGGTTGTAATTGCTTTTTTAAGACCATATGATATATTTATTGATGTTGAGTTTATTTTTGGGTTTAGAGAAAATTTTAATTCAAAGGTTTTAATTCAAGCAGTGCATGAGATATTTTCACAAGCATCAATTTTAAATAATAAAAAATACTTTAAAAGCCAAATTAGGAGGAAGTTTAAAGTAAAATCTTATAAAAAATGGATTGACAGGTATGATAATAAGGCTATCATTTTTAATGATGACGATAATACAATCATTTGGTGTAATTTAGATAAAATGAAAATAAAATTTAAAGTTGTTGGCGCGAACTCTGCATTAGAATCACTAGTAGGAGAAGTCGGTCATTTAGGTAAAACTTATGAGTACGAACCGCATTCTAGAATAATAAGAGAAATATTTTTTGGAGGGGACAAACATCTTTTAGATGAGAAATCTATAGAATTTACTAGTGAACATGCATTTGTTCATGGGTTTCTATCCAATGAAAAGGATAAAGTCGGGCGCGTGACTCTTAGATTCGAGCCACAACAAAAAGAGGATTAAATAATGTTTCAACTTATAAAGTCTGTTTTAAAATCTATTGAACTATACTTAACATTAAAAAATAAAAAGTTTTATTATGACCTTCATAAGCAATTTAAAGATAGAGAGCAAAAACTCGTACAAGAAATTGAGAATCTTAGGATTAAAGGCGACGCTCATAGCGCTGACAGGGCTGACCTCTTGCGAGACTACCTCAACACCGAGCGTAGGGAGTTTGAACATATATCAGCCTTCTACTCTAAGATTAGAGAAGGGGAAAGCGATACAAACAATTGACGGTACTTATACACCACAAACTAATGAAATTTGGCATTCAGACGCTAGATTTAGGAAATTAGAGAGGGAAATTTATTCCTCAAATAAATAATTGTGTAAATATAAAAAATAATCTTGAAAAAGATTACAAAAAGTTCATAATACAACAACATGAAAAAAGTAATACTTGGCCTTTTGGCCGCGTTGGGCATCGCTTTTAGCGGTGCAGAGTCAAATGCTACTACTCTTGCTGATAATATTGGCGTTAGTGGTGGCATTTCAGTCAGCAACTTCACTACAGATAGAGGTTTAGCAACAAGAGAAGATTCATTTGATTATTCTCTATCACTAACTGCACCTCTTGCTGGTGGTGATTTCTCTATTGGGTTAGGGCTTGCGGATACAGATGATGATACAGATGGATCATATTCTGTTTCTTACAGCAAACCAATTCAGATTGCAGGGCAAAAACTTGGAGCAAAAGCAAGCTTCTCTGGTCTCGATTCTGTTTTCGGTGATCGTGAAGAAGTTGCGGTTGGTCTCACATACGGCTACAGCCTTTTTGATGCATCAGCAGCAGTCTGGCATGAGCTAGAAAACGATTGGTTTGGAGTTGAACTAGGGATCTCACGTAATGTGGGTACCCCAGTAAACGATCTCGTTGCAACCCCATTCCTGACTGTAAATCTTGCAGATGAGTATACAGCTATAGAGGCTGGAGTTAAAGCTAGCTATCCTATTAGTGATAAGCTTTCTGTTTCAGCTAAGCTATCATACAACAATAACGACTTTGATAATTCAGCTTTTAGCGTTGAAGATGAGTGGATTATTGGCGCTGGACTAAAGTTTGATTTCTAAAATTTTTACTAAGAAATTAAATAAACTTAAAAAGCTCTCCGCAAGGAGGGCTTTTTTTGTGTAACTAATAGTTATATGGAACCTGAAAAGTCTATTTTAAAAGAGTTTCTTAACGGAGGATGGCTTGTCCCGCTAGTAGGAGCTGCTGCAATGTTTGCTCGGCTTTTATCAGGGGATAGTGGTTTATCTGTAAAACAACAGTTTAAAAGAATTTTAACAGCAGCTATAGCGGCAGGTATTGCATGGTTTGTACTAGAACAAACTGATGTGTCATCTTTAACAAAAGCTATTGCTTATGGTATTATTGGTGTTGTTAGTCCTGAAGTTATCGGAGGTATAGTTCGTTTAGGACAAAAATTCGAGAAGAACCCAGAAAAATTTATTAAGAAATGAGACCTAAGTTTATAGTTTATTGTTTATCTGCTATTTGTTTACTCTTTGGATTAAAAGGGTTTGAACTAAATAGAGACATACAAAACACACTAAAAGAAAATGCTAGGCAATCAGAGTCTTCTATTATGGAGATAGGAATGTGTTTTGATTGGTATGGTGTAATAATAGTTAACTCTGTAATTAAAACATCTCACGGTACAATGACACCAGCAGAGATGATAGATATTTTAAAAGAAGAAAGCGGTTATAAAGATGAGTATTTAGAGGGATATAAAAAAGATATAACACCAGATGAGCAAGAGTATGCTGATTTTGTATTTAGTCAAGAAGAGAAAATAAGTACATACGTTAATGAGTTGATTGCTTGGGCAGAAAAAGGTGATATAGAAATGATTAAAGCTTCCATACCTAGGATGTACGATATGACTGACCCTACTATTGATGCCATAAATAATATCATGGATACAAAAATGTATTACAATGAGGAGCAGTCAGAGATCCTAAATAAAAAGATAGAAAGATTTTCTGATTTTATATGTACTCTACTAGCTTTATGCTTCGTTATGTCTATATGCGCTTCATTTAGTAGGAAATGTAATTAAAATGAATTTTAAAGGTAAAAAAGAAGTAGTTAAAGCTGTACAAAAACTTTTAGGTGTTTCTGCTGATGGTGCAGATGGACCTGTAACTTGGAATGCTATTCTAGCAAAATTATCTACGAAAAGCAACCCTGAACCAGAGGGTAATGTGCCACAAAAAATGGTTTCATTAGCTAGAGAAGAAATAGGTGTTTCAGAGGTTGATGGCAGTAATTGTGGCCCAAGAGTAGATGAATACAAGGCTGCAACTTGGCTTGATCCAGATAAAGGTTGGCCTTGGTGTGCGGCATTTATATGTTGGCTAGTTAGGGAAGCCATAAACGGAGAAGATGTAAAATTTAAAAGGCCAAGGACTGCTGGTGCATGGGATTTTGAAAATTGGGCTAAGCAACAGGATGGTAAAGGAGTAGATCTCCGCAAGCCGAGTAATGAAGATATAAAAGCTGGAGATATAGTTGTCTTCTCATTTTCTCATATTGGTTTGGCTGTAAAGGACATAGACTCAAGCGGTTATGTAGTTACTATAGAAGGTAATACAAATGGAGCTGGGAGTCGCGAAGGTGGCTCTGTTCTTGAAAAGAAACGTCATGTTTCTAAAATAAGAAGCAGAATAAGAATTTCTTAAAAAAAAAATTGAACAATATACTTGTTCAGTTATCATAGGTAAATGGGACAAGAGATAGAAATAAATATACCTAGTTATATAATATATGATTATATTATTAGGAAAGATCACGAACACCCTTTTGATTTTCTTTTAGATATTCATGATAGTGGACGTTTTGAGTGCCATCAAACTTTCATTTATGACAGTAAAATAAATCTCAAACAAGTTCAGGATTTACAATATCTAACTTTTTTTATAGAGTTAGATAAATGTAGAGAAATTTTATCAAATAAAAAAAACCCCAGAAGATCAGAGGTTAATAGATTAGCTCATGAGTTAGCTGAGATAGCTCCTAAAAAACTTTTACTTCCAAAGAAAAACTCGGATTTCGATGATATAGAACCGAAAACCAAGAAGAAAATACAAGAAATATTTGGTTTAGATAAACCAATTAAGTTCGCAGACTTTAAGGAGACAGAAGAATCTCTTTTAATGAAAGCTTACAGAAAGCAACAGTTAAATATCTATAAAGGTTTGCTGTAACAAAAATGAACTTGGTAAATGATATCCCCATAACAGAGGATAATTACAACCATGTTAATTGTATTATTGAAATACCAAAAGGTACTAATACAAAATACGAGTATGATGAGAATTTAAATATATTTAAATTAGATAGGTGTTTAGTATCTTCTCTTCAGTATCCAATCAATTATGGCTTTATTCCCCAAACTATAGCTTTAGATGATGACCCTTTGGATGTTTTAGTTTTTAACCATGACCCGATTGATAGAGGAAGTATGGTTTCTTGTAGGGTTCTTGGGGTTCTAGGTTTTATCGATGGCGGCAAAGTTGATAATAAAGTAATAGCAGTGCCTCATTGGTCTCCTGTAGAAAAATATAAAACAGTCAATGATATTGAATCTTCACATTTAAAAATTTATAGGCAGTTTTTTAAAATCTATAAAATAGATAGAGACTCTGATACAAAAGTAGAAAACTGGAAATCGTACGATTCGGCAATAGAAATAACTAAAAGCTCACACGAAAGATGGAAAAACTTCCATAAAAAGAGGTTTTATGAAGAAATTTCTGATCGTAAATACATAGTTCAACCTGATTAGGTGTAATTAATAATAACAACCATTATATATATTTATGGAAATATTACTTAAACTTATTGAAGACAACCCTTGGTTTGGTGTTTTAACAGCCCTCATAGCTTTTGCTTCTGCGGTCACTGCTGCTACACCTACTCCGAAAAAAGGATCAATTTGGGCTAAAGTTTACGCTCTCATAGATTGGGCGGCCCTAAACATTGGTAAAGCCAAGCAGAAGTCTGAGGATTAATTCTAGACTAATTTCTTAGGCGCCCCCTCCCCGTTTGGGCTAGGGGGTTTTTATTCGTTGCTAAATATACATTTAGCTATAGATTTCTTTTGTCGGTATGATATCAAATAGAGCTAAAAGCTTATCAGGAGCCACGCACGTAGCTCACACAAAGAAACTAATGGATGAATCTGTCGAAAGGTACCATCATTCATGTTTATCTGCTAATTTAAAAATAAAAAAATCTACTAAAAAACAAGACATAGGACACGTAGATTTTATAGTGAACGGAGAAACTGTTGATTTAAAAGGGTTAAAAAATTCCACTAGAGAAGGAAAAGTTCTTTTAGAGTTTTTAAATGTTAATGGTAAAGAAGGCTGGTGTAATGAGAAGGGTATTCCTACATGGATAGCTTTTGATTTTGGAGCATTCTTTCTTCACGCTAAAAATGCTGATCTATTTAATCTAGCTAAACAAAAGTGTGATTTGCGTGACACTGTTTATAAGGTCAACGAATGTTTATATAAAGGATACAGGCGTAAAGGCCGCAAAGATTTAATGTCTATGGTTACTCTGCAAGATGTCTTGACAGAGTGCGAACATTGGTTTTTGCCTTACAGTAAATACCAATTGCCACTAGAAAACGTTTAAGGGTAAGCCGCAAAGTCTCCAGTTCCAGTATATCTAAACCCTGCATCGTGAGGTTCGATAACTAATCCAGTTGTTTGAATGGCTGTTCCTGTCCAACTATCAATCCTTAGGTCTACCTGCTTATTATATTCTCTAATTAAATGATTTGAGTAATCTGTATAGTTTACTCCTAAAACTCCACCTGCTCCTGTCCCTAATCCTGTTAAAAACATACCTGTTACTTCACCTCTAAATGAAGACCAATCTCCCGATCCTGTCAGAGTGCTTGTGTGGATTCTATCTTTTAAATTGTTAGCCATATTACTTAAATATAAATTACACTAAAAAAATGCAAAAAAAATTAGAATTGTATTACGCATTAAATATAATTCATATATTGACATGAAAACTATAGATTTTACAGATAACGAATTAAATATTTTAGTACAATTACTTGACATTGCCGTCAAAGCTCAAGGTCTTAATGTAGCAGAAGCCGCTGTTGTCCTAGCTAGGAAAGTTGCTGCTGTTAATGCGCCAGAGCAAGACGGAGAAGTTTTTGAGCCTACAATTGTCCCCGCTGAAGAGGGAGAAGAAAAAGGCGAATAAAATATTTGACTCCTTTTTAAGCTAGGGTTATACTTAGGCGTGATTTATTTATTAATATTTACCGCCTGGATAATCCTAGTTATATTAATATTACGTTTTTTCGCGGTCTGTTCTTCCCGTGGGCGTAAAGTAATCTCTAATAAAATTACATGGGAAGAAATATTAGAACTTGATCCGTTCGTCTCGGATGATGCTATCAAGTTTACAGGGCTAGACGATTGTATTACAGGAATAGACCAGAGAGGGTTTCTTGTATACTCTTATGACAAAATGATTGCACATTTTGAGAATGATGGTATGTCTATGGAGGAGGCTATCGAATACATTGATTTCAATGTCGTAGGAATTAAACCAGATAACTATACTGTTTTATATCATGAATAAAAATTCTTTTAAAATTAGTGAGATGACAATAGTAAAAATTATTTACGGTATGGTAGCTTTAATTTCAGGTTTGACAGTTGGTGTAGTCGTTGCTACATTTGTTTGCTTGATAAAGTTTGTTGAAACTCTAATTAGTTTCCCATTAGAAGTTTATAGGATGATGTTACAATCATATAAAACAAGAATAATGATGCAAGCCTTTATGCCTGAGTCTCCGCAAGAAGGACAGGAAAAGAAAAGTGAATCAGAAGAAATGTGGGACAGGCATATTGAAAGAATTAAAAACAATAATAAAAATATTTAAGCCCCCAACAACTTAAACTAAACAATATATGACAAATAAAACATTAGCCACGATTAACTTACTCTGCATTGCATTCCCGATGGCATTGGGTGCATTAGAAGTAATTTTAGAAAAACCATTAACTAATGGAGCATTAGTGGCCTTAGCAGGATTATTTATGATAATCTTTGGTATATGGACTTCATTGAGATTAGCTAAGCAACCAGATTAGTGACATCTGTTAGGAAAATGAAATTAAATCTTTTTTTAGGAATAATAATAGGTGTTATTGGCTACTGTAGCATAACAATTATTTCTTTTCTGTTGAAAGAGCCAGAAGAGGAACAAAAACCTATTCCTCAGATTTTAATTTTACCTCCTCCAGAAATGGAGGAGGATCTTGACATACATCCACCATTAGACCTTAATCCTGCGGATCATAGTAATGTGGCATGATGAATTTATAAATTTTG